CAGAGGATATTCAGAAGCTGGCTGGTGTGTACAACGCTATCAAGGAAGGTACGACCACAGTAGAGGAGACCTTCAAGAAGCCAAAGCAGCAGGATGCCATCGCACAGCAGGCGCAGGCAGCAGCCGATGATGCAAAGAACAAGGCGCAGAAGGCAATGAACCGCAGCCAAGGCAAGACTGGCACAGCAGCGAAAAAGTAGTTTAGTTTATAAAGTTATAACGTTTGCCCGAACCGCCACGGCACAACCTATGGGGTGGGCTCCCATCACAACCTACCAAGGGAAGCCGTGGCAACTATTAAACATTCAGTAAAACAATGAACAAACAGAACGAAACAGACAATCAGAGACAAGAGAACACCATTGATAATTACTTCGAGAAGACCTCAAAGGGATTCGGTGTATGGGCAGAGGAAAACAATGAGGGTAGAAGCTATTTGCAGATTGCAGCCGAGTTCACTGGAGATGTAAACGAAAAGGGAAGTCCAGGTTACGATTTCCTTGTTAGTTACGCAGGCAATACCAAACTCCTCGCAGACGGAATTTATCAGAATATGAAAGATGATAAGTTCCTCCGCTCGATTGTTATTAGAGCAGCTAAAAAATTCTTAATGGACAAATAAAAACATACAGGCAATGAAACAGATAATTAAATATAAAAGCAGAGAGGAGTGGTTGCAGAATCGCTCGAAGGGAATAGGTGCATCAGAGGCAGGCACAGTACTGGGACTGAATCCCTGGGAAACCCCATACCAGCTGTGGAGACGCAAGAAGGGCATCGACCCACCAAAGGTTGAGAACTTCGCGATGGTTGCAGGACACCTGCTGGAGGATGCCGTTGCGCAGTTCTTCAAGCGAGAGAGCCACTGCCACATCATCAAGGCATCGACTGACGACTACACCATCACGAACACCGATACTCCCTATCTGAGAGTAAGTCCAGACCGCACCTTCTGGAGAACCGGGGCAACGCACAACGAAGCGAGCAAGAGCATCCTCGAGTGCAAGACAACGCAGATGCAGATAGATGCAGACGACCTTCCGAAACATTGGTTCTGCCAGCTTCAGATGAACCTAGGAGTGGGCGAATACAAGGATGGAGCACTTGCCTGGCTGACAGCAGGCAGGGAGTTCGGCTACCGTGACATCGACTTCGACCCCGAGTTCTTCGGATGGATGAGGGACGAGATAACCAAGTTCTGGCTTGACTACATCGTGG